GTCGACGCCGAGGTAGGCGGCGACCATCGCCTGGACCGGCGGGTGCGAGGCCCAGTAGTCGAGCAGCAGGTAGACCTCTGGCAGCCGCATCCGCCCCACCTCCGATGGAGTCTTCCCGAGTTCCGTGCAGATCAGCCCAACGACTTGAGTGGAGTCGAAGGGCTGTCCGCTTCCCCCGGCGCTGCGTCGCTCGCTCTCGTGGCCCTCCACCCGTTCACCAGGGCGATGGCGTCCGTGATCTCCTCGTACATCGGCATCGTCAGGAGGCGGCCGATGTCCTCGGCCTTCACCACGTCCGGCAGGCTCTCGCAGATCGCCTCGTAGGCGAGCAGGCGCATGGCGGCCGACCGCGCCTTCGGGTCGTCGCTGGTGACGTTCTCCAGCGCCTTGGCGTCGGCGAGCCGGTCCATCGCGTCGATGGAGTACGGCATGACGACGGCCTCGCGGCCATCGCGCAAGGTGATCTTCACGGTCTTGAAGTTCATGGTGCTCCTGGCTACGGGGCCGCGAGGGCGACGGTGAGCACGTTGTACGGCGACGCGGCGGCGGCGACGGCCTCGAAAGAGATGTCGGTGAGGGCGAACCTGTCGTTGCCGCCACCGATCTTCCACGAGGACAGCAGCACGTTGTGCAGCGTGATCGTCAGGTTCTGGGCGCCGGTCGAGACCTCCCACTCCAGCGTCGTCTCCGCGGCGGGCGGCCCCATCGCCGTGTTGGTGATGGACGCCATGATGTCGGTGTCGATGTTGCCGAAACGAGCCGACCCCTTCACCGATCCGGGGCCCTTGGCAATCGCAACTGGGAACTGAAGTGCGCCCATCAACGTGACGATGTTGAAGCTGACGTCGATGGAAACTTCCTGAAGCGTTCCCACCGGGAGTGAATTGTAGGTCAGCGTCCCTGCACCGAATGCGTAAGCCATGTCACCCTCCTACTGCGTCAGGCGGTCACACCGCCGTCGTGAGTACTTCGATTGGAATGACTGCGACCGCCTGCTCTCCGAATTCGCCTTCGTCTTTCACCACGGCCCCAGAGATCCGCGCGTAGGCGCACAGCCCGCCCAGCGTGGTGTCCCAGGCGGACGCGTGCGCGCCGGTTTCCTCCGCGGTCGCTCGCAGCGCGTCCTCGATGTCGGTCAGGAGGCTGTGCAGCACCTCGTACCCGGACGCGAGAGGATCACCATCGGGGATGCGCGCGTAGAGGAACAGTTTGTAGGTGAGCCGCCAGATCGTCGGCAGGCCCTTGCCCTGGTACTGCGGCGCTTCGTCGGCGGAGACAACGAACAGGGCGGGCTGCTCCGTCTCGGGCACGTCGTCGAACGCCTTGAGGCGCTGGCCGACGGTGCGTACCGCCTGGATCGCACGGAAGCGTTCCAGCAGCGCCTCGTAAATCTCGGTCCGCCTAGCGGCCACCGGGCGCCCCCTTCTTCTTCAGGGCGCGGGCCATGCACGCGACCAATTCCTGGCGGATGATCGGGCGCATCCCCTCCAGCGCCGGGCGCAGGAAGGGGCGCGGCGCCTGATGCACCTCGCGGTCGAACCCCCGAACGAACGCGACGCCGGACGACACACGGCGCCGCTTCAGGTCCCAGCCGTGCTCGACGACGCGGATCTTCCGGCTCACGTCGCGCGACTTCTGGCGCCGGACGAACGGGTTCACGTGCTGAACACCGGAGAACCCGCGCTCCCAGAACCGACCGTATGGGATGTTCGTGCCGGACGCGCCCAGCATTCCGACCGTCGCCGTGATCGAGCGCGGCCTCTGGCTCACGTAGTAGTCGATGCTGCGGCTCAGCGTGCCGGTCACCCGGTGCAGGCCGCCGGGCCCCGGCGATGGCCGGTTGAGGTAGGTCTCTTTGCTGATCACCTGCATCTGGATCGCGAGCCACTCGACGGTGCGCGCAAGCTGCCGGTACAGGGAAGGCGTGATGGATCGGAGCCGCAATTCGACCGCCTCGACGCCGACGAGCGTGACCTTGGGGGTGATCACGTGAGCCCACCAACGCGCGGGACGACGCGCTTCCAATGCGCCAGGATCTCGCGGCCGTACTCCGACGCCCACCGGGTGTCGAACGTCACGGTCTCGTTCGGGAGGTTCTTGCTGTTCTGCGCGATGCGCGCCTTGCGCTTGAATTCGTAGGTGACGATGTCGATGCACGCCTGCGCGATCTCGGGCGGCACGGACGGCCACCCGGCCGTGTACGTGCAGAAGGCGTGCTGCCCGCGCGCGATGGTGTAGCCGTGCAGGTGCAGGATGTTCGGCAATTCCAGCCACCAGCCGTTCGCCGTCCCCGAGGTGCGCTGCGGGATCGGCCGCCCGTCCTCGTAGGTGAGCGAGGAGATCCCCTGCACCGGCCACTCGACGAGCCAGATCGTGTCGCCCCGACCGCTGCCGGTGATGGTGTCGGTGTAGGACCGGACCGGCCACACGTCGTGGTCGATGTACCGGCGAACCCAGGACGAGGCCACGTCGATCAGGCGCGCGAGCAGCGCGTCGTCGTCGTTGACCTTCAGGCCCAGGAAGGCCTTCACGTCAGCGAGCGACACGAGCGCGTCCGTGACGAACGCGGAGGCGGTGACGGTGGCCTCGGCCATGAGCGCCTACCGGCGACGACCGCGGGGGTGACGCGGAGCCTCGTCGCCTTCCGACTGCGCCTCGGCCTCGGGCTCCTCCGGTGCGGGCACCGGCAGCGGGTCCTCGACCGAGACGGACACGGTGGCCGCGACGGACTTCGCCTCGATGACGCCCTCCACGAGCAGGGTCGTCGCGGGCTGCGGGGCCACGGTGCTGAACCCGAAGCGCGCGCACATCTCGCCCACGAGGTGGTCGGGCACGTCGAAGCCGACGGGCTGCGCGACCGCGACCTTGGCGACGCGCGGCGGCAGAACAGCACCTTCACTCACAGCGTAGATCCGCGTCATCGAGCCCTCCTGAGAGAAGGGGGCGGCGGCAACAACCCGCCGCCCCCAAGAGACTGCCGCGCCGACTGCTATCCGGCGGTGATGTTGTTCAGGATGCCCAGCGAGACGGGGAAGTAGTGCTGGAACACCTCGTCCACGTAGCACCCGTACTCGTACTTGCGGGTCCGCAGCGGCCACTCGATCTGGTAGTACTCGCGGCGCGCCTTGAGGCGGAAGACGTCGCCCACGTTGTTGAGCGCGTAGGGGAGGTTCTTCACGGTGAACAGCATCGTCCCGGCGGGCATATTCGGGTGGATGTTGATGGGGATGACCGAGGAGTCCACCGGGCTCTGGTACTCGGTGACCTTGCCGCCGCCGACGAGCGAGCCCTGCGCGGTGCCCGCGGTCAGGTTGAAGCGGAAGGGCGAGGTGGCCGACCCGACGCACTTCGCCGTGATGTCGTTGACCTGCTGGCGGTTGCACCAGATCGCGTCGGGCTGGAGCTTCAGGTTGTCCCAGTACGCGCCGAGGACGTCGTTGATCTGCTCCACGCCGCCCTTGCCGTCGGCGGTCAGCGTCCCGCCGAGGGACCGCTTGTAGGCGGAGGCGGTGTTGAACGCCGAGTACAGGAAGCCGTCGAAGGCGTACCCGTTCTGCCGCGAGTAGTCGGCCGAGGCCAGCGCCGAGGCAAGCTGCGACGTCGTGTTGAGCGCCGTGCTCTGGGTGTAGCTGCGGGTGGTGGTGATCGCCTGGAGGCGCTCGGAGCCCGAGGCGCCGATGTACCACGCCCACGCCACCGCGCCCGCGACCGTCTCGCCCACCGCGCAGTTGATGGTGAGGTTCGTCGTCTCGGTGATGACGTCGGCCGAGGCGGCGGACTTCTGGGCGGCACCACCGTTGATGGTGTCGCTGGAGGAGTCGGCGTTGGTCCGGCTGATCTGCTGCACGACGCCGTTGGCGAGCGACGAGCGGCGGTAGCCGTCGTAGGTGAGGGCGACGCAGATGACCTTGTAGGTCCCCGCGACGGGGCCGGTCCCGGCGGCCTTGGCGGCGGTCGGGGTCGGGGTGGTGCCCAGCGCCACGCTGCTGTTGCCGCCGAGGAGGGTGTCCTCCTCCTTGATCATCAGCGAGTTGAGCAGGTTCTGCACGGCGCGCGCCTTCACGTCGTCGAACGACTCGGCCGCGTAGTCCGACTCGAAAGTCGCCGTGTTCTCCAGCCCGAGGCCGATGTAGCTGGCGGTCAGGTCGGCGACGGAGTCGCTGATCACCGCGCCGCGGTTCCCCTCGGAGACGCCCGCGTGGATGTTGCTGGTGTTGATGGCCGTGATGGCCTTCCAGCGGGTGGCCGTGTCGCCCGCGTTCGACTTCACGCGGGGGGTCATGTTCCGAAGGGGCGTGAGCACCGGCACCATCAGCTTGGCCGGGGCCTCCAGATCGTATGCGACGAGTCCGGTGCCCTGCGTGAACGACTTGGTGATCAGGTCGACTGCCTGCGGATTCGCCTGTGCCGCCTTGACGAGATCCATGGTCTCATTGACGTTCGCCATCTTGTTTCCCTCTCTCCTACTGCGTGGATCTCGCCGTTAGCGGCGAGAGGTTGTTCACTTCCGGTTGACGTCTTGCAGCAGCGTCGGGTTCTGGTGCGCCTTGCGGATCGCCTCCATCGGGCTGGCCGGGGCGTCCGGCTTCACGGGCTCCTCGCCGGTACGCGCCGAGGAGGTGTCCGCACCCTTCGTGACCGGGAGCGCCTTCAGGGCCCCCTTCGGGCGGTGCTTCAGTTCGGCGTTCGCCGCGTCGCGCTCGCGCTCGGCGGCCATCTTCTCCCGGCGGGCGGCGGCGGCGGCCTCGGTGGCGGACGCGGCGGCCTTGCGGAGGTCCGTGGCCTCGCGCTCGCGCCGGGCGATCTCGTTCTTGGCGGCGGTGCGGTCGCGGTCGGCGACCTTCTTCAGGTTCTCGATGTCCTCGGCCTTCCGCGCGGCGTCGGTGAGCGCGGCGTCGCGAGCCCGCGTGACCTCGTCCCGCTCGGACCGGACCTTGTCGGCCATCTTCTTCAGGGTGCTGATCTCCTCGCCCTTGCGCGCGCTCTCGGCGGCGGCCTCGTCGCGGGCCTTCGCCACCTCGTCGCGCTCGGTGCGCGAGCGGTCGAGCGCCTTCTTGAGCGAGGCGGTCTCGGCGTTCACCTTGGCGAGCGTGCTGC